TGCTTCAATATTACCTAGAGCAATAGTTTTTTCGTCTTCATTAGATGCATTCATTAACTCTGCTTGAGCATTTTGCATCATACTTGCACTTTCTTGGAAAGCGTTTACAAAAGATGCAGCAGCTTCTTTCTGATTTTCAGGAGTACCTAAATCAATAGATGAAATTGCTTTGTAGTTCTTAGTTACAGTACTTATAGCGGAAGATAGTTGAGAAGTTGCTCTACTAGATAAAGATATATTATCTGCAGTATCTTTAAAAGCTTCTGCTGCATCTTTGATACCTTCAACTTTTTCAAGATATGCTTCTACTTTTTGTTTCTTTTCTTTAAGATTTCTTATTTCTCGCTGAGAGTAGGTATGTTGTTTTTCCGCATTAGCTTTCTCCATCTTAGCTAGGTCTGCTTCAACCTTTTTAAGATTTTCTCTTGCCTTTGCTTCTGCATTAATAGCTTTTATTCTATCTTCAGCTGCCATCTATACCCTACTTCTTCTGAATTTTTTGTAGATATTTTACTAAATCATCTAAGTCTTTATTGACATTATCAATTCTTCTTGCTAATTCAGGATTTTGTTTAGCTGATTTTTTAGCAAATTGTTTATCTAACCCTCTTTTGTATGAGTTAAATAAACCATCAATAAACTTATCGATGATTCCTTCATTTATTTGTTTTTTAGACATTATATCTCCTTAACGGTTTTGTACTACTATAAATATAGTTCAAAAAAAAAGTGAGGAAATTATTTCCTCACTCTTACCCCCGGTCCTTTAGATTGTCTATTGGCCTTTTTGTATTCGTCTTGTTCTTTTTTCTTTGCTTCTACCAACTTCTTAAAGTAAAACCTTCTCCAATGAATTGGCATGGTATAGACTTCAGACCAAGTAAATCCATTACCATAATTAACCATTTCCCAAATTTGGTTATGAAGTTGGATTGAGTAATCACTCGGTAGGGTAAAAAAACCCAACCCCAAAGGGTATATCAAGTGCCTCCGTTTCACCCGTTATATCTGATGTAAATTCGTAAGTTAAATCTAAATCAGGTGAGATTTCACGAACATAATTTCGTAGTGCACGAGAATCTCTAGCTAGTAAATTATTTTTAACCCAATTATTAATAAAACCTCGTTCAGTATTTCCATCAACTTCTTGAATCATATATCTTAAACGAGTTGAAAGGTCTTGAGATACACTTTCTTGTCCTTTAGTTAAACGATTTAATGCCTGAACTTCTGCATTGATATCTTTTTCATCTTTATGAGTTAATAATTTGAATTTGATTGTTTTTTTAGCAAGTGGTAATTCAAATTCGTATGAGTTTGATGGTGAAAGTAATTCTTCATCAACTTCCTTGATTTGAATTTTAGATAAATCAATTGCAACTTTCTGTTGTTCACCAGAAAATGGGTCTGTTACTTCTACATTGTATTCTGGTCCGTAACCTAATACACGAGTTGCTAAAAGAATAGCGTTTTTATCACCTACAAATATATCTCCTATATCTAATCCTTCTTCTACAACAACAGATTCGAATAATTTATCTAATACCACCCCCTTTCTTATCAAATTTTGGGAAGCAAGTATATCCTCTTCTTTTGCAGTCATATACTTGATTTCAACCGTACCCTTTGATAATGGGTGGCCTTGTGGATAAAGTTTACCTTTTGACGGTAACTCTATAATTTCAGTTGGAAAATCATGTTTTGCCATAAACTTATATTTTTATTGTTTGTATATAAATATATAATTTAAAAAAAAGTTGAAAAAAAAAGAGTTCTCACTAAGAGAACTCTTTTGTAAAGTTGTAGTATATTGGGATTTTAGAATTCTAAAATTGCATAATCATAAGCAAGAGTAACTGTAATTTCAGCAGGGTCATTAGAAGACCAATCTAAGTTACCAAAGTTAGCTTGAGTGATAAATGCACCTTTTAAAGTCCATTGTTCAATTTTATCACCAACTGGTCCTAACATATAGCATTGGATATCTTTCTTATAGAAATCTGCATATCCATCTCTACCTGTTAAAGATTCATGAGAGGTTCTTACCCACTCCATTATTGCTTGTGCTCCACTTGGAACGATTGGGTCAAATAGAGTGATTTCTACATCCTGCCATTCACCTTTACCTTTCAATTGTCTTTTAACATTGATGTGGTCAAGTGTTACCTTTTCGAACTGAATCGTAGGTCTGTTAGCAACTCTAATAAGATATGAAGGGATACCATCAATTTCCATGATGAATCTGTTCTTCATCTTTGGTTCAAAGTTGGTATAGAACATATCGTTAAATTCTAATACTTCTGCCATTTTTTATTCTCCTATTATACTACTATAAATATAGTTTCCTTTATTTTTTAATTATTATGCCGTGAACGAAGCTCCAGTCGGTAGAATGTTGAAATCAAGTACAATGAATTCAGCAGTTTTAGTTGGTTGTAGATAAATCTGACCAGCTAAGATGTTTCTATCGATTACATCTGGAGTATTGTTTGTTTCATCCATTACAACTCTAAAAGCATATAAACCTTGTCTTTGTTGGATTCCCTCTAAATATGGGTTTACTGTGTTTAAGAACTTAGAACGAGTTGTAGCAGTGTTTTGTTCGAATACTAAGTATCTTGAAGTTGAAGCGATATACTTCTTAACTTTGATAAGTAATCTACGAACATTAATTCTATCAAGAGCTGAAGCTCTATCTTGAAGGGTTTTCTGACCAAATGCAACAATACCTTCTCCTGGGAATTGAGCGATAGGGTTGATTTTTCCTTCATATAATGTATCTCTTTCAGAGTGTGTTAATCTGTTAAGAACTGAAACAGCACCTACGATACCACCACGATTTAAACCAGCTGGTGCGAACCACTCAGCAGCAACTGCATCGTTAGCAGCATAAATTCCTGGCATCAATACAGATGGTGGAACTGAAGTTAGTTTATTAGTTCTTGAGTCGATTGTTTTAACCCATGGGTAGTAAGTACCAACATAGTTAGAATCTACTGCCTGTCCTTGGTCTACTGCATCTGTAATTGTTGCATCAGCACCAACTACATCACCAATGAAAAATGCGTCTTCTCTAGCTTCACACATATCAACGATTTTATCGAATACATACGAGTGATGTTGTCTTACAATACCAGGTGCAGATACTAAGTTAATATCGAAATCATCTGGGTTAGATACTGAGTTAATTGCTTTTACATAAGAAACTGAACCGCTTGCAGTTGAATTTGCTAAATCAAATCCTTGTGAGTTACCTGAAGAAATATCTGTTCCTTTATCACTAGATACTGTTGGAGATACACCATCGAATCCGCCTTGGAATCCTACAATGAGTTGTCTCTTATTAATATCTGCAGCTGATGAACCAGTTAATTCATAAGATAATTGAGAATCAAATGCAAATACTACATTTGAACCAGTTCCAGCGTTTGTTGGGATTGGTTTTAAGTAATGTGCATTATCAATTTTAGTTACAGATGTTTCTAAATCAATACCACTATAAGATGTACCATTAGATGCAGTGTTTGAATCTGAATCTGTTTGGAAAACTACAGCAGGTACTTCTGAACCACTTGCAACTAAGATTGGGTTTTGATATTCTGCATGTCCAAATGGTCCCGCGATGATAGGGAATGAACCTTCGTTAGAACATTCTACTCTAATATAAGATGAACGGTTTCGGTAATCACCATTTAGAGTTTGTTTTCCGTTTGCATCAATAGTAATATTGATATCACCAATTACTTTCTTAATGTAATTTGGAGATGCAGGGTCTAAGTTAACATTATTAAATGTTTCTAAAATTGAAGGTCTCTTATCTGTATCAGAATATCCGCGAACCACGATAGAGAATGTTGCATAATCAGTAGCATTAGATTCTCCAGCAGCTTTTACATTAAAGATACCAATCTTATATTCTTTATTATAGTTAGAACCATCACCTAAAGTGTGGAAACGGAATAGGTCATGTCTTTCACCTGATATCAACTGTGATTTAATCCAAGGAGTTGTTGCGTGTTGAATATCAAATCCAAAATCTTGGTCTGGTAAAGTTTCTAAAAT